TACAGCACTTGTGGAAACTACAGCCACACCACTGCTCAAGGTAGCTACTCCCATAGACAGGTTTGTACTTGGGATCTGAAATGTTCCATTGAAATAGTTTCTGTCAGAAGCACCAAGTTGCTTTATCCCATAAGAGCTTCCTATTAGAGGAGCCATTAAACTGTCAGATTTCTGATTTTCTATTTGTACACCTACTGCTTCTGTAAGATTACCTGTGAAAGTAAGTCCAACTTGTGTTTCAGAAATAGGATTCATTGCTCTGTAGGCTATGATCCTATCTAATGTACCATTTCCAGTGAAGTAACCCTGAGCAGCACTTGCAGAACAATTAGCTGACTGAGGGGTACCAGATGTAGTATTAGGAGATAAGAACTGAAAATATGCTAAATGCCCAGAGAATATAGAAAGTGGAGAAAGAAGTTGATTGGCTGAAATGTTCCAATACATCCTGTCAACACCTGCTGCGTAGATCCTAGTACCAGAAGTTCCTGTACCAGGAGTCACCATACTTAATATAATATCTCTTGCTGTAACTTGGGAATCCGCTGTTCTAAATTGTCCGCCTTTTTCTACTTTAAGTGGTATATCAGTGGTGCTTGGAGAACCAGGGTAGTCTGGAACTGTATTTATCCCAACATTCCCTTGAAAAAATCCTCTTCCGTAATAGTTTGTTCGATTGTTAGCAACTGTTACAGAAGCATCTATTTCAATACCAGTACCAGAAGAACCATTTTCTCTAAATACAAGTTTATTTGTTCCAGTAGTTACAGTTGTATCGGTGAGCAGTGGTCCTCCAAGTTTAATTGTATTACTAGACTTGTTCAAACCATTGTCTGCTGTAATAAGAGCTGCTGCAGCGTTAGTTATCACTGAAGGAGCAATTCTCTCAGTTACGCCAGCGTTTGTCTGTGTAATGATAAAGTTTGGAAGAACAATTTGAGTGTTGAGTCCTGTAATAGAAAGGGTGTTGGTTAAGCTTGTAGCAATGGTTGTTGGAACAATTAATGTACCTCCAAGTTGGATGTTACTTCCTGTTTTAGTGAGACCATTATCTGCAGTGATGGTAGCAGGTGTTGGAGGGATGATGGAAGAAAGAGCTGTTTTTGTAACTACTCCTGGAGTAGTTTGTGTCAGTACAAATACAGGAGCTGGATCTGTGACAAGACCTGTAATAGAAAGCGTATTAGTGGCATTTGTACCAATAGCTGTAGGCACTACAAGATTGCCACCAAGCCTTACATTTGTTGCTGAGTTTTTATTCAAACCATTGTCTGCAGTTAGGAATCCCAGAATGGTTTGATAGGTGGTCCTTCTCAATATGCCATTGCTCAACGACATGATGTATTGAGGAGTGTTGTCATCTTGAAGATTGAGAATTGACAATGTGTTTGCACCACTTGTTGTAATGACGGTGGGCTCTGTCAAAGAGCCGCCAAGCTTGATGAAATTACCACTTCTGTTAACACCATTGATTGCTTGAACTCCTTCTTGAGCTTCACAAACTTTTGCGTCTAGCTTCTGTATAGCTTCTGTAATTGTGTTACATGTAGCTATTCCAGTACATGAAAGATTTGGTCCGCTATAAATTACAAGATCAGAATCAACACTGTTGTTACATCCACAGCTTTTACATCCTGATGTAAGAGGTACGGATATAGGCTGGTAGTAGATTGTATTAGGTGAGCAAGACATTTATATAAATTTATTAATGTTAAGGAATATACATAATGTAATAGCAAGCCAGAACAGGCTGGATGTTATTATGAGAACCTCCATTTCCAGTGGTATTTACATTTACGGAAGTGCTAACCGTAATACCAGTTGCACTTTTAGCAACAACATTTCCTTTTCCAGAATCCCAATTAAATACATCACTACCACTTACAGAAATTGAAGTGCCTCTTCCTTGACTACCAGAAAAAAATCCAGATTCAAGATTGTGACCATGTGTAGGATCTGTAACAACGCTATTTGCCGTTGCTGTATGTGTATGAGTAGGAAGTTGAGAAACAGTCAATACAACAGAATTTTCACCATTCTTTCCATTCAATACATAATTTGGATTTGCTAACGACAGAGTAGGATCTACTTGTGTATCTAGAGGTAAAGTTCCAGGAACTCCTTGGATTGCACCAACTGCCACTCTTCCACGTTTGTCAGGTGTACCATTCTGACCATTACATATGTAGATTTTATCAAATCCTGCAGAAGCAAGCCCTTTACCAGAGGCATCAAAATTACTTAAGTTTCCACCTGGAGGATAGTATTCCACCACTGTGTATGGAACCATCTTGGTGTATTGCTGTGTTGTCGCAGAAATACTATTCAAGTAGTTCTGTATCAATGTGTTAAGATCGGCAAGCTTTACATAGTTGCTGTTCAGGTTGATGGAAAGTGCATTAAGAGCTGTCTCTACAGAACAAAGTTTAGTGATTGCAGCTTGAAGAATAGCATGTGTTCCAGAGGTGGACGTTACACCTGTCAAACATCCTATTGTGTAAGGGCCCTCTAAATCAGCAAAGTCATCTTCTAGGTTTTTAACTCTAACTTCCAATTCACATATTGCTTTTAGCAATGCTGTGATGATGTTTGGAAGTGTGAGATCGTCACACTCTGGAAGATGCTTTTTGACGAGCTCGCATATGATTTTATCATCTATATTCAGTATGATTCCTGAACCATCCAGAAGACTCGTAATAAAGTTTATAAGAGATTGTTCTACAAATGAAAGACTGTCCCCATTTTTTATTCCAAGGACAGGTACATCAACACCAGTGTATTTGACGCACTTATCAGAAACTATCTCAGTGCATCCATTATAGCAATTTGAACAGTTTGACATTTATTTATATTTTAAGATTTTCACCCTGCTGGCAATCTGTTGAGTTGAAAAACAATCTGCATAACAGGCATTGCACAGTCTATATGTAAGGATTCTTTTGTAATTGAGCAAGTCAAGGATAGCTTCAAAGGGAACCTTCTTATTAAGAGAAAACGATACATTATTGTACAGGTCTTCTCCAAGCTCTTTTAACTTGCAGTCTATATCGGAAAGCAACTCGTGTGTGTTGCATCCAACGCAATCAGAGGGTTTTGGATAGAGCATGTTTATTTTTGTTTGTCCTTCTGCAATTGTCCGTTACAATATGCACAAAGACCGTTAACTAATTGACATCCACATCCCACTTTAGCTCCACAATTTTTACAGCTAGACATTTGGTTTAATGAAAGTTTGTAATGTAATTGTTACCAGAACATCCGCAATCTCTCTTTATGAAGTTGTTCAACATCTTGGATGCTTGCATGTAAAGCTTGTTTGCTGTGTCTGTAGCACAGTTGTTAGCTGCAGCGATTGCTCCTTGGATGAAGAAGTATATGCTATTAAGCTCCACTTTCTGTTGTGTCTTTATAGCTGCGTCACATTCCATCATGTCTAGCTTCATAAACGCTTCATCAAATCTCTCTTGAAGCTGCTCTACACGCATGATGGATTTCTGTACAAAATTCTCGTATGCAGGCGTGACAGAATATCTAATTGTGTACACACCATCAGGAAGAGGAAGTGACTCTCCCAAACCACTCAGTCCTAGAGATGTAGAGTTAAATACATTCAGACTATTTGTATTGAAAGGAAGAACTACTTTTCCAAATCCTGGAATAGTGATTTCTATTGTTGGAGAAGATACTGGAGGAGCTGTGGGATAGGTGGAAGCATCAGCAATTCCTAGTACAGCCTTATCGTACAGAGGAATCACTAATACATCTAATTTTAAATCTGACATATTCTTATAAATAAATATGCCAGAGGATTTTGAGAAGATCCTCTCTCACCCTCTGGCATAGGTTATATGATTTTGAAACTTGTCTTACACTGTAGTCACTGTATCCAAAGCATCTTCAAGAGCTGTTTGGAAAACACCGCTTGCAGCTTGCGGAACTGCAAGAATTACCATTGAGTCTTCCTTGATGTAGTCACCCCATACGTAAGCAGACTTGTCATACTCGTTAAACTTGATGTAGAACAGGTCATACACAGTACCATTAGTTACCCAAGATTCAAAGTTCTCGTTGTAACCAACCATCCTATACAGATGCTTCAGATAACCAGCTTGATAGCTGTAGAAGTTTTTCTCAAGTTGAATCACCTCATCAGAAGTACCACTAGGATAGCCAGCAGTTTGAGTGATGGCGGTAGTAGCTACAACATTACAATTATCAGCAACAATGAAGTCAGCTGTAGTGGCAGGACCACTATACACGAATGTACGGAAGTACATACGGTCATATTCCCAAGGGAACGCAGCAACATCACAAGGCTGGCCATACTTAGTGAGCGGTTTACCAGTGATACGAAGTATGGTTCCACCAACATTAGCAAATGTAAAGAAGTTGTTCAAACTAATGTTATCAGGATTTGTACCAGTTCCAGCAGGCCATGTAGAAGGCAGATTGAAATCAGGAGCTGTAGCTTCAAGTTTTTCAATGAAAGCATCAATCAAAGCATCAACATCAACCGTTTCGCAAGGATCACCACCACAATCGCAGCAAGGAGCTTGTACGGTTACAGAACGAGTAAAACCATTGAAATACAGAGTGTCAAGATACATTGAGTGAGCACGCAGTGTGAGGGTTACCACTTCACCACATTTTACATTCCAATTAGTGACATCTGTAATTTGGTTTACAGCAGTAGCATTGCCTACAGTTTTGTACCACTCAGTTACATTTACGTTCTTGCTTCCAGTATTCAAAATACCAGAAATCTTATCAGAACGCTTAGAGCCTTGCAGATAAGTGTTAGTTCTACCTTGCGCAATGTAAAAATACGGACCAACACTAGGAGTTGCAGTAGCAGCATATGTGTTAGTAAATATACCAACTTGACCAGCTGTGAGATCCTGCGTAGATCCAGAGCTAGGGAGCGCAGCTTGCCCTACTGGGACTACGAAGAGCGTAGTTAATGAAAAATCAGCCATTGTTTTTTATTTAAATTGTTAAAAAAATTATTCGTTAGTTTGTATTCTATAGGTAGCGTTCTGCACAGCAGATTGATTCTCTGTGTACATAGCAAGATTTTGAACTGTCAAATCCAGGAGCTCATCCTCCAAATAAGTTTCAAGTTCGCAATCTTGGTCTGTAGATGGTGTTCCGTCAAACTTCACATATCCTGATTTGTCTATATAGACGGGATAGCGCATGTAAGCAAGATAGAGTTTTGTAGGAGTGAATGTACCATCTGTGAAAACACTCATTTCATCAGAAGAGATGAAATTGAATGTTTCTTGGTATTCAAAAGACGGTTTGTAATGGACGTTGTTTAACAGCAATGATGTATCACCATGCTTTGTCAAATCTTTGTTAATCCATATCTGTCTGTCTTTACACTTCCCTTTATCCGCAAGTATGTAACTATCTATGTAGAACATATACTTGGGGTCCAGTTCTCTCAGACTTGTGAACCACTGATTTAATTGTGCATTCTTTATTGTGAGCGTGAGAGGATTTTCGTTATATCCTAAAATCAAACTCTGGAGGTCCTCATAACGCTTTTTGAAAGCGTCAAGTCCCATTCCACTCACAGTGCTAAACCCATCAACCTTCTGTTTAATGAGCTTGATTTGAGCTTCGTTCAAAGCTAAAATCTTATCTTCTAATTGTATCTGCTGATGGTCATTAGTAGATAGTTTATTTAGTCTTTGATCAATCTTATATAATAAACTATCTACAGAAATCATACAGCAGCGAGTTTCTTAGTTTTCAATTTTTGTTCAAGCGTAATCAAATCGTCCTGATGATCATCGTCTGCCAAATATTTAACTAGTTCATCCTCATCTTTAGCCACTTCAAACTCACCCTCATACACTTTTCCATTAGGTTTAACCCTATATACAGAGTGTGCAATGGCTTGTTTCACCAGGTCTTTAATATGGAGCAAATTTTCTTTCATGTCAGCAAACCTTGTAAACACTTCTACGGGGTTTAGGCCCTGGTATTTACCATTCTTGAATTCTGTTTGCTTAAGAATATTATCCACGAGGTTATACACAACTTCTTCTTTTGTGTCCTCTGTAACAGGAAGACCAAGCAAGCGAGCCACCTTCTTTTTCTTATCAGGGGTCATACCATCAAACTTGACAATAGCCTTGTTGATGAGTTGCTTCTTTTTGTACATCACTGCATTTTCCACTTCTTCATCAGCTACATAGAACTGAGTTTCAGCAGGATATTCGCCACGCTCCCATGCTTGATAGGAACTTGCAATTGTTGGGTGTACACGCAACCAAGAGAATGTAAGCTCTTGAAAGGGATTGTTCAGATCGAAGAAGTTATCTCCATCAAGCAGTTTTACAGGTTGAACATGCATCATGTCTTCTGTAGAGGTGGAAAGTCCGTAGTTCCAGAACTGTGAACGAGGACTAAGATCAATGTCACCCATTGCAATCTCAAGTCGTTTTCTTGTTTCTGTAACACGCTCAATTTCCATTTCTCTTTCAAGAGGATCTGCAATTCTCCTGATGTATGCAGCATTAGGATCAAGTCCTGTCCTGTATTGACCATCAAGTTCCTTGTAGGGGTATTTGAATACGCCTGTACCAGGAATCCTTGTCATACCTTTCAGTGCAAGACCACCTTGCATTGTCTGAAGCTGCGAGTTGTTATAATCCTTTTTAATCGTGGATATTTTTCCAATTTTGCCCATAATGTAGTTATTTGTGGTTTTAATTTGCAGAGATGTGAGGATCGAACCTCACAGCAGTTGGTATGCATCCCAACCCTCATCTCTGTAGTTTGAGAAGAGCCCCCCAACTCCGAATGTTGGGGGCACTCTCTTCTCGGTAGGAGACCAGTGTGCTGATCTTACGGTAAGCAGCACCAGTACGTATATTAGAACTGCGGAATCTCTTCAATCAAGACTGTGCGAGACAGGTCTTCAATGAATACATCACAACGGTCCTTCATCCAGATTTCATAACCAGGGAACTTGTTGGCAGAGCTCATACCCTGAGACTTAGCAAAGCCTAAGTGGTGGCGAGTTCCATCAATATATCCCCAAGTCATAGAAGGAGCACCCTTCATACGAACCTCACGGATGTTGTTAACCAAAGAACCATCAGACATTGGAGATACGTCAAACACCATGAATACAGGGGTTGACTTCTTGTTCTGTCCAAATTCCAGGTTAGATTGAGGCAGGTCAAGTTCTTTCAGGTGGATGAGTTCAACACGACCAGTCTCACGAGTTACCATTGCATCGAATGCAAAGTTGTAAGTGATGTGTTGTCCTTCTCCCTGCAT